GGCTGCATTAACCCCGAATCTTGGGGCATTATGCCTAGGCACTGGTGTGATCGGAAGTTATCGGGTCAGTGTGAGCGCACTCGTTTCTATAACATCTATAGCATGTTTGATACAGAGATCTATCAGATCTAGAGTGATCCCTACGAGGTGTATGGCTCACCTCGTATTACCGCTGAACTAGCGGATTGTAGTATACGTATCGATAAAAAGACTGTGGCGAGACAGATGAACATTTTAGGCATTAGAGGGATTTCACCCCAATCACCACACAGTCAGCGCCAAATGTTCACAGTATCCTGAACCGAGTCAACCGTCATTTCGACGCAGGAAGAATAAACAAAGTATCGCTATAGGAGATCATCTATAGTAGCACCTAGGCATCGTTGCGTCGATAAGCGGAAGACTCGGGGCGGTTTTATGTAGCCCCTACCACTACCATGAGAGCCTAATTAAAGTTAGGCTTATCTTATGTCATTGTCGAATAAGATTTTTACCACCTATCTCACGGTCGCACAGAAGGTCATGACCAAACAGATGGATCTACCGGAACGAGAACTTCGTGAAGGGACGTTTATTGCCACCGTAACTGCAGCAAAGGATTTGGCGCCGCAGCTGCGTCGAGTAACATTCACCGCTCCTGAGCTCGCCCATCTGCGATTAGGGGGTGCAGATGAATATGTCGGAGTGATTATGCCAAAACCGGGGGCGGAGCTTTCGCTACCTGATCCAAGCATTAAAAATGTACGCGCAGCTGTCCGCAAAATGGATAATGTGGACTTGCGCTGGTACACCATCCGGCAGCTGCGCACCGACGTTGCCGAGATAGATATTGATGTGGTCACCCATGGCACTGAAGGGCCTGGCTCAACGTGGTTTCTTCTTGCTGCTCCTTGCATGCAAGCGGGAATTTCGCTGACCAGCCACTTGTATTACCCCCACAACGGCCCGCAGTTGTATGTAGCAGATCCCGCGGCAGCACCGGCTTTGTGGGCAATTTTAGAGTCCATGTCTGACCACAGTAACGTTCATGTCCTCTTAAACGGTGCTGCAGATGAACTCGATATTCCATCGCCACTGCCCGCGCTTGGATCTTTCCAGCAGAACATGGCAATCGAGGATTATGTAGCCAATCCGCCCGTTGCCATTAGCAATCTTAAGTATGCCTGGCTGTGCGGGGAATCTTCCCTGGCCACTGGCGCTCGGCGTGCCCTAGTGTCCGCCGGGATGCCCAAAACCAAGATCATGTTTTCTGGATATTGGAAACGAGGTGTAGCCAGAGGGTAGCAATATCGTTGTTGAGTATGGTTCCCCAAGATGCTTTTGGGAAACCTTGCCTACGACTACTCACCACCGCGGACAAAGGATGTCTACATAGCCGGTGTCGCAGAAAACACTGCCCAGGGCTCTGGCCGCTTCATCTCGCTGGACTTTTAATTCCCCCCTCTGTCAGTCCACTGCTTGGCAACGTGGCCACGCCTGATCAATGCCTGTGTGGACAGCCAGTTCCTCGACCGCGCCGAACCAAAAAGAGCGGACATGCATGTTCACATTCCCACTACGACCTAGTTGAGGCTATTTGTGCCCATGGCATAAAGCACGCACGAAATATTGCCCAGCTGCAGCCGCGTAGAATTAAGCCAGTCTAACTTTCAGAGATCAGTTCACGGCGGGAAGGGGGATTCTGCGTGGCGCCCCAGAACTCACCTCCTCCCAGATGAATACCAGACTCCGTAGAGGAACCTGCCGCCACATTGACCCCACCCCATCAACCCTGTACAGTATCACGTACAGGAGGCATATCATGAAGACACTGAGCTACACCGAATCTCGCGCGAAATACGCACAAGTTCTCGCCGACGTAGTCAACAATCGCGAAGAAGTCATTATTACCCGCGCCGGACATGAACCTGCCGTGATTCTTTCTCTCGCGGAATACGAATCCCTGCGCGAAACCGCATACCTTCTTCGCTCCCCCGCCAACGCCCGACGACTCCTTGGCTCCATTGAAAACCTCGAAACAGGGGGCGGCAAGCGACACGACCTCATCGAAGATTAACCATGATCCTTTCTTGGGACGAGGCCGCTTGGGACGACTACCTGTGGTGGCAAACTGAAGACCGTCGAATCCTGAAGCGGATCAACCAGCTCATCAAAGATATCGACCGTCACGGCAATGAGGGTATCGGCAAGCCCGAGGCTCTCAAACACGGGCTTTCAGGCTACTGGTCACGACGCATCACCAACGAACACCGACTGGTCTACAAGATCGTGGACAATGAGATCCGCATCGCTGCCTGCCGATATCACTACGGACGATAGTCGAAACCCCATGGCAGGGCACAGACATCAATCGACCTTGCACCGCGCGCCTACATCAGCGGGAAATACAATAACCTCCATTCTTCAGATGGACACATCCTTTGAGGTAGCAAGTCGCAATCACGGTGTTCAGCGCGCGTTCTGAGCGGCTGCGGCGTTCAAGTAACTAGTCAGAAAACAAAGATCCGGTCCGTCTTTTAGTGATAGCAACATCAATGCTGCCGACTCTGGTGTCAAGTTATCGGTGACGATAACAGTTGTGCTTGTTAGACCGTTCAGGTTAAACGGTCGCGTAATCAGCACCGCATACAGTGTCTACTTGGGCGGGCAGGATCTGGTTGATGAAAACAGTGAGCATCTGGCGTATTAAGTCGAACGAGGCTTGAATGAGCAAATTCTTCGAGATACTCAGCCGGATCGACATAATAGGGGCAGCGGCCATCGCAGGGCACTTCCTTTCGGGGATAGGTAAGAGTTGATTCGAAAAGTACCCGTGATGATCGCCTCATGCACACCAACACAAGTAGCCCCCCCCCTCCAATACGATACCCCTATCGGCTCCGCCAGTAGTGACAGACGTGACGATTTCATGTCGGCAGCAAGTTATACGATCAATTTCAGTCAATGCCACTGCAGAATTTTAGGAGATTACCTATGTCCGATCCGGATTCCATACCAAGAGCAACCCTAGTGGCCATAGTCGCCACCATGACTGGACTAGGACTATACAGTTGTAGCGGTAACCAAGATCAACAGACTGCTGCGCCCCTTACTTCTTATCCTGCATACAGCTATGAGGTTTCTGACACCTTTGTGGTAACTTCGACAGCTCGTTACCCCAGTTCTTCCCTGATTGCTCCCGCAACCGCTACCGCTGGCGCAGGTCAGTCAGTCATATGTGAAGAAACCCCTAGCCCATTGGGCATTTCTCTCATCAGTGTCGCAGTAGAGGAAGGTGCCGCAGGCCATCTGTTAGGAGCAGCGACTGCCACATGGAGCTACAGCGGGGATATTTCCACAGGAGAAGTAACCTTCAGCATCACTTCAAACAGCGCTACTCACGTCGTGACCTTCCTAGATGGAGAAATGACCACCAATAGTTACATAACCGCGGGCAAAAATATAGCGATTACCACACCAACCCCTTTGGCCTCCTATCAGCAACAGATACCCATTCCCGCAGCCATAGGCCCCAGCTTCAGCCAAGGTTGGACGGCAGACATGCTCGTAAACGGAGTTCTGATTGGGCAATGTAGAGCTGGGTTGTAGCGGGATGATGACTGGCAGGGCGCTAGTATAAACTGCATTTCACTTCTACCAATCAGCAATGTGGGAGGTTCATTTTTAGCATGTACCTCTCATAGTTACTTTTCTAATTCAGTTGGCCAAAAAACCAAAACCAACATCATGATGCCGCATAATATGGTGACCCCAGGCAGGCAATTTCAATAGAGCTGCGGCTATTATTACCAAACCAAATACTGTTGCCAGTATTTTTCTGAATAGCTGAGTACTGTCCATCATCAGAAACCAATCTACATAGGAAAAACAAACCAAGACGCAACGACTCAGATAGCCTCATGCCAACTGTTTTTCCTAAACGACTACGAAACCAAGAAACCCTCTGCTCATCGATAAATTGATAAGCAGAGGTTTCCCATTCGGTGGAGCTAACGGGACTTAAATCTTTTAGCGTTTCAAACTGTGTAAACTTATTTTTATTTCCGGATTGTGGTCTGTAATCGGTCCACCTGATGATGCCAGCTTTACAAACATGGACCATGTATCGACATCACATACCCCATGTCAGTAGTTATCAATGTAATGGCGCGTTTTGAATTCTTCTGAGCATGCGTCTTTTACTCGGTTCAACATCTTGGAATTGGCAGCTCGCTGATCCTCTTTCTTTTGCTTCACCCTCATACGCTTTTCCCAATATGGGTCTGCCTTCAGCAGTGAAGATGCGTCCGCCTTGTAATTGCCTTCTTCATTTGTCCAAACGACAGAATTATTAGAGAATCTACATTTATCACTCATAGTGTTTGCAAGGTCAACAGACCAACTGAACTGACTTCCTTTTACGAAGTGGTAATGCGTTAATCTTCCGTATAGCGCACACAACCAGTCTGCAAACTGAATCGTCCCATATAATCGACTATCAGCCTGAATTGGGATTTCTACTACACGTTTAAGATCTGGTCCAGCAGTTTTACTGAACATCATGCTACCTAATGTTGAAACGGCTCTCACCCTATTGTCCGATTCCGTAGAATCCATGATAACTAGGATCTCTTCATTTCGGCTTTTTGCAATAGTAGCAATACGCTTGATCGTCTGCCTCAAGCAATGATCCTCGCGATCCTGCGTCGTCTCCTGCGTATGGCTGACAGGGCCACGTGGTTTTTCCTGACCGAAAAAGAACATTTCTCCCCCTGCATCAGACAGTCGTTTCCCTAATCGTTGCAAAGCAGGAACTAGCTCATCACCATACCGATCGTAGTTTTTCGTAGTCAGAAGAGCTGCACCTTTCTTTTCCCATCGTCTCGGGTGCTCATTCGCCTTTTCGATCTCTGGTCCCAAAAGATTTTCTTTGATGTACTCGAAGAAACCACCAAACTTACGAATAGATGCTGCCGGGATTACGTACCCACCGTACCCAAACACAGGATGTTCATTAAACTTTTCATGATCTGGCCCTATATAGGGCCCTACATGCCCAAATTCATCTAAATATGCAACTAACATGGCGTCCTTTAATGCGCAATAGCCACTCAACAAAAGCTGAGTGGCCATCGGAATTGGCGCGTTACTCGTATTGCAGAGCCGCCACCGCGTACCTCCATGCTACACGAATTTTATCCATATCTTCAATGCATCACACTATTCGTATTCAGTCCCTACCCGCATGAGCTCTAAAAACTACTCAAAATATATGGAAAGTTTACGGGGGTACTTCCACCCCCGACTACTCCGACTTTCGCTATTACTACAGAATACTCATGACCTAGAAATGCGAAAAGCGCCCCATTGCGACGACATGTCAATCACAATGGGGCGTGTTTTCTTTAAAGGTCATGCTTGATCGTTTCATGCAGCGGGTGGCGAGTTAGTAGTTGCGGGTCATCCACAATCACCCTGCGCGCCCACGCAACCAAGCGCCAATACTTCGACTTCATCTCGGATGCTTCGGCCTCTAGTGCTCTGATGCGCTCCTCCTGATCGGCGAGTTGACTGCGCATGAATTCGAGCATAGCGGTTTGCTGGGACGTTAGCCCCACCCATTCCGGGGCACGGGCAGCGTCCTTGTCTGACTGAGCCTTGGCACGTACAGAAACCATGCCAGCAAGAGCAGATAGTGTGCCCACGATTAACGCAGCCACCCAGCTTCCGTTAGTGGCCAGAAAATCACTCACCAGCACTACCCTCCCTCACATGCATCCGGGATCCCCGCCACACCGCCCACACGGTTATCGTAGCAATACCCCAGTTTGTTATTGCAGAAGACCATAACGGTGGTCCCCACAACGCCGACTGCAGGAAAAAACCACACCCCCACAGCACATACAACCCGACAGCAAGACCCACGGTAACAGCCGCAAAGGTTGAACGATAGACAGCAGCACCCACTAGAGCGAGCGCCCCAGCTATCACCCAAATTATTCCCCATGCATCCGCCGGGAGCCATAGCTCCACAAAATGCATGAGCGGCAAATCGCCTATATATGACATGCCTCGGGCGATAGCCATAATGCCGACCACAACCAGAAGTGTTGCGTCGCCCATGAGTAAAGCCCGCAGCTTGTAGGCTACGGGTTGGGCTTTGAGTGGGAGTTTTTCAATCGGCATCATATCCACCTTCTACATGGATGTGGCAGCTAGATTGCTAGCTGCTTCGAGTACGTTAGCTACCAACTGTGGGTCTAGCGAGTTGATGAGTGCTGTTACAGCGTTGGCTAGGTCTATTGCTAGCTGTGGGATGGTTTCCATTGGTTACACCTCCTCGGCTGGTAGTGGGTGGCCAGCACGACCAGCGGCGTATTCGAGTTTTTCAACTTCTCGCTTGGTCATGCCGTTCGGAGTTTTGAAAACCGCGTAAATGGTGCCAACCCAGCCAGCAGCGGCACCGATCCATTCCCCGTAGGTGGTGCCGGTGGCTTGGCCTGCGAGGAACGCCAGAACGGTGGCTACGGTACCGATCAGGACGGTGGTGGTGTTGGATTTGGTTTGCCACCATTTTTGTTCCTCTAACCGTTTGCGTGCTTGCTGTGCTACCCATTCTAGGGATCGTGGGTCGATAGAGGTTCCGGCCATTGTTATACTCCAATCTTTTCTGCGATACGAGATAGCAGGGCTTTGTGCTCTGCTAGTTCTTTTTTCACCTCTGCTAGTTGGCGTTGGTTATCTTCTGCGGCCTGCCTAGCAACGTATGAATGACCGTCAGCGTTGACGATCATTTGCTTCAACGGTGCCTTGTAGTCGCTTCCTGTCACAATGGACTTGTGGACTTCGTCTAGTGCAGCCATTAGTTCTGCGTCCTCCCAGTCTCCACCAATCGGTGGGTTGTCGATATATTTTTGTACTTCCCTACGGAAGCGGTTCATTTCGATAGCTACCCCGGACTGGCCAATACCAGCACCTGGATCCCACTTGCCTTGTGCTATGCGTGAATACTCTTCATGGCTGATGAGATGCTTAGGCGTAGCGTTGTAGCCGAGGTACCACAAGATCGCAGCACAACACACGTGGTAGGCATACAGTTGCTCCTGCGGCCAGGGGGCAAGCCCATCCGAGGCGGCTTCGATACCAATACTGACCATGTTGGCGGCGTTCCTAGGCCAGCCGTCCTTATCGCCCAGACCGGCGTGGTATGCGATCCCCACACCAACTAGCACCACGTCACCGTTACGGTTCAAGTGGATCTGCGAGCACAACCCCAGCTGCGGGTGGTTAGCGATATACCCAGGGATGTCCTTAACCGTGCCAGTATGGTGAACAACTAGGCCTTGAATTTTGTCGAAATCACCGTGTCCACGTTCTTTCCACCCTGGCCATTCGATAACGTTCAACCCGAAGGCCCGCAACAAATCCGCTAGAAACAGGGGGTCACCGCGGTGGTTTGGGTTGGGTTTAATCAGCGGCTCCCGGCGCACCTTTGGGGCTGGCAGTAGGACAGATTTCGCAAACGGCCGCTGCCCCCAATAGGTGTGCAGCACCTCGTTCACATCAACTGGTACCCCGTCAACTAAGGGATTCCCGGCGCGTTGGAATAGCACCGCTTTTTCGTGGCGTACTCCACGTGACCATGCAACGGTCTGCCATAGAAGGTGCTTACCGTCACCAAGGTCAGCAACAACACCATCTTCGACAGCCCAGTCAATCACTCGGCTGTGGCCGTAGATACCGACCCGTTCCCGACCGAGTACTTCACAACAGGCACGGAAATAATGCACCGCCGTCTGGTTCCATTGTTCCAAGGTGATGTCGAAATCCACCGCGAAAAACACCGGGTAGTTATCCCTACCTAGTGCTTTGAGGCGATTATCAGCCTCACGGGCATCAGCCAAACCACCGGCACGTCCTCGCATGACATCAGAATCATGGTCTTTGCCGTATTGCCATACAAAAGCCAGCTCTAGGTCGTTTGCACGGTAATCATCTGATTCGACTTTTTTGATGGGTTTTGCTGGCAAACTCCCCCGGGTGCGGTCATCTGACAGGTAGCGTACCGCACCAATGTGGCCAGCCTGCTTTACTAACCTAGCGGCGGGTACGCCACCGGCGTAGTCAATAACAGTAGCCAACTTTTCCTCCTTTCAATTTTTGGGTATAAAAAATCCCCCACCACGCGGGGAATACAACTATTAGAAAACATCTAATAGTTCGTCTAGATAACGTATGTGCAGCCACCAGTAAAACTGCCGTAACTACCCCCCGACAACGACACAGAACCACTGGTGTTAATGGTGGCCATAATGGCATTGATATTGCTATACCCCACCACCAGTGTTGTGGTGCGTGACGGGTAAAAATCACTACCAGAAAGCTGAAATCTACCGTTCACATTGGTGTCGTCAAACCGCAAAGTGACCACATTGCCGTACCTACTAGCAGACATCCCACCCGATGACTGCGACCGGGTAGATGGGGTACGAGTATCGGCATAAGCCTTAGCAGCGGTGAGGGTTTGCGTGTCTGCCTGTTTTAACTCAGCTATCTGCTGAGATAAACCACGGACACCACCAATGTCTAGGCCGTTAACCGTAGCTTTCAGGGCGGTGACTTCAGACTGTGGGGCCTTTTCTGCGACCTGGGAAACCAACGCGGTGGCCACAGATTTTTGGGACTGTAGTTCGTCAGCTAGCTCTTTGAGTGTGTCCCATGCCGCAGGGGCACCACCTTTGAGGTCATTAATAGCCTTGTCCACTATCCGTTTCGTTGTGGTTTCGGCGTTTTTTGCGGCCGCTTCCGCCTTCAGCTTATGGGTGCCAGCCGTTGAAGAGGCGCGTTCTGCTTGCTCTACCAGGCCAGTGACTTCAGCCTTTACTGAAGCTGCAGCGTTATCCACGATTTCTTGCTGTTTAGCGAAACCATCAGCTGCGTTTTCACGTAGCCATTCATATTGCGGCTGCCACCGATCAAGCTGATCGGACTTCGTCTGCCAAATGGATATTTTTTCCAATACACCATCATGGGCTGCTGTAGCGGTTCTGGCTGCCTGGGTGGCTGTGTTTGCTTGACTCGTAGCGGTATTGGCGGCAGCTGTTGCTGTTTCCGCGCTAGCAGCTGCGGACGTTTTGAATTCAGCAGCTGCAGTTTCGGATTTTTTCGCTTCAGCTGCGGACTTCTTAGCAGCATCGGCTGATGCGCTCGCAGACCGTGCAGACCCAGCAGCGTTATCAGCTGCTTCACCCACATTCCCCACAATAGGCGGGGTGTAATCAAACGTACTGCGCATTAGTTCCGACAAGGTTACTGTCCCATTATCAGGAACAATAACCTGTTTCGGGCTACTATCCCGGATATTACGACAGTGGAACGCCACCAACAACGGTCCTGGTTCCACACCGTCAACGGTTGCGTTGCCGTTGACCAGTTCCACGCGACGTGGCGCGGTAGATACAAGCGTCGTGCCAGAATGCGACTCCCGAAACGCAGGAGCTGCTAAAATCACCGCGTCACCAGGCTGGGACTGGGCACCGAAATCACCAACATTAATCACTACTGTGGTCATTTTTCTTTCCTCTCCGTGTTAACGTCGGACCCTTCCGCACCAGTACTCCAGTTACCCACTGTCCTATCATCAATCCGTTGCACCGTCAGCCTCGACCAGGCAGGACCGCCTAGCATTCCCCTAGTCGCCGACTGGGATACATGCGCCTCCACCGTATAACCAGGATCAGGAACCACCACGCTACTAATGAGTGTTTGTGTGGTGGTATCGGGGTCTTGGATACGGGCTTTCTGCTCACTATAAACAGACCCATCTGGTCGCTTTACTCGCAGTGTCACAACAACCTCGGCTGCAATGTTCGTTAAAATCCAACTCGTTGTATAGGACATACGAATGTCCCACAGCCCAGCAGCCAGCAGCTTCATGCCTTTGCCAGATTGTTCCACACCCCGCATGGGTCCGAGCTGCTCGGTGAAATTCAGCGTGCCGGAACCGGAAAACTTCCCGCTTTTCGGGATGAAGACTGAACCGTAATCCAAGATTTTCGGGATCAAATCAATCCGGTGCTGCAGGTCTAGTTGCCCGTCGCGGATTTCCTGGGCTGCTGCCCCGATTGGGGCGAACACCCCGTTAGGGTCGAAGATGCCGCGTAGCGCGTTGCCGATGCCTTTGACGATATTATTTAGCCCGTCGCCAATGGCTTTACCTAAACCGCCTGCTTCGCCGCCTAGGCGCCCGAGGATATTGTCGTTAGCTGGGTCTTTCGGTACTTGCCCAGAAAGATTCACCCCCATGGTTATGCTCCTTCCTTATTGGTCGCACCTGCCCTGTCAGCGTCATCGGCGGCGTCTAGTGCTGCCCGTAGCTCGGCGCGTTCTGATTGGCTCATAGCGGTGATGTCTTTATCAGGTGCAGTAGCGATTACCTGCATGCGGTCGTCTTCGACGGGTATCCACATGCCTGGTTCCCAGGGAGCACCAGACCCACCGAGCGCGTCGTATTTGATCGTTGGTTCGTGTTCGGTTCCTGGCGGGGCGCACCCTAGGTCGTCGAAAACGTGCTTTGCCATAGCATTAGCCACATCTAAGGTGGTGGCGATACCAGCGATATAGAAAAACACCCACGCAAAAGGGTGTGATTCAGGGTCAGCTGCATACGGGTAGGGATCGTTCATGGGTACTTCCTCTAGTTCACAAAAGTTTTCAACCTGGATACTGCATTAGCGATAGATTTAATAGATCGTTGATATGCCCTATCAGCTGATTCACGGGCACGCTGGTCACCGAGCGTTACCTGTTGCTGCCAACCTTGCGTCACCGTATACGACATCTGCACCTGTGATACATAGGTAGCGAAAATCGTTCCCCGGTGTTCCACACCTTGCTGGTCACCTGCACGGAAGTCACGACCCCACCGGTACGGTGCCGTGTCGGTGACATCAAAAGCAATTGATAACATACCGGCACCTTTCTGCAGCATCTGGAAGCCCTGCTGAAATGCTGATAGGGTCCAGCCGTCACCAGAACCCACCTGCCCCATATAAGCGAACCGGCCATGTGCTGCACGTCTAACCGACATATCAAACTGCTGCCACGCAAACAGCTTATCCTTCAACGCAGCCGCTGAAAGCTCACCCAAAAACGTGCCGGCAGCTGAAATCAGCGCGGCAAACGGCGGGAACGCTACCGCAAGTGCAGCTGCAAGCCCTGAAAAAATCGCCTTGGAACCTGCCCCGAGCATCTTGTTTAAAATCTCCGGCGACTTCCCACCAACAATGACCGTGGCATCTTCAGATTTCACGATAGTGAATTTAGACGTCACCCCATGCATGTGCTCTGGCCGCCATACCACCCAAGGATATGCTCCTGCTGCGGTGGCTTTCGTATCAGCTAACCCGATGTAGGGGGCGTTATTCTCTCGGTCGAACTGCCGCACTAGCCCATGGAAAAAATCCAGTGCCCCACCAGTAGTAGAAGTGTCGAACTGCCTAGGAACCACATCAATGACAAGCGTTGGAGAGGTTAATGTCGTATGCTTTGGGAACGGCTGGGGATCACCTTCTAGCCACACATCCACAGTCAACAGCAGCGCCGCAGCATCAAGGGTTTCTTTGAAAAACTCCCCAGCCTGGTCAAACCTAGCGTCTAAAACCGTATTCGCCGTGGTCGTGGAGGCATGAACTGGGTTCACGATCGCTGACCACAGATCAGGGCGTATTGCTTGCCATGCCGCTTGTGACCATAAATCCCACCCAGTAATAGCACGTGGTTGAAACTGCCGCATAAGATTGACCATCAAATATTCTTTGATGATGCGTAGGGAATCCCCGGCGCGGAAATCTCGGTATTTAATTTGGGCGACCAGTGGGGCGTTGGGGGATGCCCAGAGTGGGATTTTCTCGACGTAGCGCCACATGCTTTTACATTCCACCTGTACAGTACGTGCTACTGGGTCGTCAGTGGTGCGGAACACCCGAAATGCTACCCGGTCTTTATGCCCCGTGGGTGGTTCTACGATGATGAATTGGGCTTCATCAGCTAGCTTTTCCCATGCTTCACGTGGATTGGTAGTAGTCAGCGGCATCAGTACTGAAACAGCTGGATGATCATCTGCTAGCAGCATGGATAACACCCCGGTTTCATTAACCGTGTCATCAAACTGCAGATCTAAGCACCCGTGGAGATCAGCTAGCGGCTCCATGTTCTTGTCAGTCAGCCACATACCCCACCCGTCGCCGTACTCATGGGCAGCATCTCGAATATGTTTCCAGTTTGACACCGGTTATCACCTCCATGGGGATCGCACGTAGTCGGTGGTTTCCACTGTCACACCGGCAGGGATTTTCCAGCGACCAGCACCACCTGGGGCAATCTCCCCAGGTGTGGCAAGACCACGGAATTTCGACCACGTTACCGAATCAACCTCACCCGTAGGCGTGGTGACTACAAACCCGGTACCTGGGTCAGTGGATAACCGACGCACACCAGTAACCGTAGGTAGAGCAACCTTCTGCCCAGATGGCAGCGTGACGGATTTACCGGAACCTTGCCACTCGACTACCGGGAAAGTGGGTATGTCCCCACCATTAGTAATCAACGCATCAGCAGCGTACCTGCGGATAGGGGAACGCCACAGCCCAGCATCGCTTTTCAGCTTGATGGATGCTTGCGTGACTTTCACACTGCCCGTGGGGGAAAACTCCGGTGGTTCTATATCCTCCGCTAGGCGGGCAGACAGCATCCACACATCAGCCCGTGAATCGGACACAATCAATGTGCCCTCGCCATGGACTGATAGTGATCGGATGAACTCCGCCCACACTCCACCATCGGCACCGTGGATAGCTAATTCCAGCTCGCCTTCTAGAGGAGGGTAAGTGCGTTTAATAACCTGCTCGCCGATGCCGGTGGAATTTTCACGAGTAGTTTCATTGGTCTTGGCGACCAGCCCGTTGGGTTTTTTGAGGATAACCCCTGTACGGGCTGGTTTCTCCCCGAGCAAAACCCACGTGGAATCATCCACACCATGCCACGTTACCTGTATTTTCACCTACCTTACCCTCCTTCTGTCTTAGGGATTTAGACCATCATGGACAGGCCAGACAGCACGCCTGCCTCGCGTGATCGTTGGACTTGCAGACGAACGCCCTCGATCTTGTCGTCTAGTTCGGTGATTAAACCTTCCACAGCGTCCATAGACGCTGCGTCCCCTTCCAAGGTGATGTTGAAGGTGCCGCCACTACCACTAGAAACAAGGCCTGCTTCCTGGGCTAGTGTTGCAGCATACGCCCGCACCATGCGATGAGACTGTAAGGCACCAATCACCAGCGGGGAATCCTCGTGCACCAAGCCAGAGGTGCCTTTGAAATCCCCTGTGGCCGCGATGTCTGCTAGCTCTGGGATGAGTCGATCAATTCCCCTGATCAGCTGGGGCATTTCACGAATCATGGTTCCCACGTCACCCCACTGGGAGTGCGTTAACACCGGCTCTGGTTTGCCTGACAGGTTCACCGACAGCCCGCGATGTGGTAGCCACCCACCTTGGTCATACAGTCCCGTTTGTTTCACTAGCTGCAGACCACGGTTCATTTTCGTGGCGTACCGGTCAGGGAAGGCAGAAACCTGTACCCCTTGGGCAACCGCCCCGGGGTTCATGGATTGCCACCTGGGGAATTTCCGCAGCATGACATCGAAGAACATGCCCGCCGAGCGTTTCGGATCCATACGATCAGCAACTGTTCCCCACGCACCATTATTGCGCTGCTGGAACAAGCCCACACTATCGTGGTCAGACCCGATAGCATCATGGTGATACTTCAGCGATTCCGGTACTGCCCGGTTCGCCCACATTCTCAGCGGGTCACCAGATTCCACCAGAGCGGTGGCCATCCCGATCATCGCGCCTTTTTCCGGCAGCCTGCGAGCAAGAGCAGCCTGAACAATGCCCTTGGCGTACCCGTCAGGGCCTTTCGGCGTAGACGCCAGGTCAGGCAGCTTGTTCAACGTGACTACCCTGCCGTCGATATCCTGGGCAACCTTAGGTGCCTTTTTAGCAGGAACTTGTGTCACTGTGACTTCTTCTGATTTCACCGTGACCGGCTGGATTGGCTTCACATCAGAATCTACAACAGACGTAGTATCCGTAGACGCGGCGGTAGCCGTGTCAGAGGTAGTCGCGGGTGATTCTTCAGCAGCCTCAGCAGTTTTTGTTGCCTCTAGCGCTTCTGAATCCTTCTTAGGATTTAAGTGCTCTTTCCACGCTGTCTGCCACTTATTATCCAGCGACGTAGCAACATCAACGAGTTCACTAAGCCCAAACAAGCCCAGCGCGCTACCAGCAGCCGTAGTACCTAGCTCTTTACCGATCGCCATGCCGACGATATGCGGGTTAAACGAATCCGCTTCGTCAACACCAAACGACGAAGCAAATTCTTTAGCCGCAGCACTATGACCTGCGTGCTCTGCGGCAGCCCAGTCCACGTTTTCCAACAGCTTGTTCAGCTCCTGGAACTGCGCCCAATTCAATACCGCTTCCGGCTTACCGGTTTCGTTGCGTACCAAGGATAATCCAGTGGGCAGCCACCCACCGGTGTCACGCAGAAAACTAGGAATAACAATGCTTGTAAGCTCACGAGCTTTGTTGTATGCCCCGGCCAGCAGGCTGGACAGGTTTTCAACAATGCCCATGAGCTTATCAATGCTTAAGTCTTTAATCTTCTTCGTGAAAGCAGGAACAGCAGCGTAAAACTCCGGCGGTGGGGTCCCCACACTAGAAGCGATAGACGATTCGACTGGGTCAACGACCTTGGAAAAAATCTCTCGGATTTTCTCCTTCAGCTTCATAATCATCGCCGCAGGTGACGGCCCACCAGCAGATTCAAAGGCACCGTCAGCGCCGATAGCGAGGTGGAACAAGCCAGGATGCTTGCCAGCAAACTGCGGGTGGTCGGCACCAGCAGCAGGCCCACCGTAGGCGACATTGCCATGCGACCCACCGGATTCCACATTCACCGTAGCGTATGGACCAACACCAGTAAGAGTACCGGCTGTATGCCCACCACCTGGCCCACCAGGATTGTCGTGCACACCAACACTAAACCCCTTACCGAGACCTTTCACCCACGGCTGCCCACCGGGGAATGATCCGGTTGCCCAGCGCCTAACACCGTTACCACCATTGATGATGGCATCGGCGATCATCGACATGTAACCAGAACAATCCTCATGGCCCCAGGTATACGGGTTGCCGTTACGCATCTTCGCAGCACGGTGCCCATTCTCCAGCTGGGTTTCCCACATCGGGCGGATTTCCCCACCCTTTTTGTACTTAGGCAGCATGGAATACAAGCCGTTATCGGAAACGTTACCGATGCCTTTTTGGCGGACTGCGGCACCAAAAGCGCTCACCGACTTACGGTTTTCGCTTAAGAATTTCCCGCCGTCCCACCTAAACGGTGTACCAGAGGCAATCAGGTCACGCATGAAGTAGATGGCGTTATGCCCACCAGCTTTGATGACTTCTTTCGCGGTGAGCATGTGCTCACCATTCGAACCCCACATCAGCACATCATCAGACGTACCCGTGCCAGGGCCAGTGATGCGACCACCAGAACGGTACTCAGGGATACCGCTGATACTTGGGGCTGGTTTCAAATCCGGCAAGAACTCGCCTGCTGCGTTCCACGCAACTCGGATACCACGGTTGTACACCGTATTGATCATGAAATTGATCGGCTGCGCCAAGGCGGAACGCAAACTACCCCAGGTGGATTTAATACTGCTGACGATACTGGTGAAGAAATCACCCACCGTCTTCAACGCAGTGCGCATCCCATCAAATGCGGGTTTGACGACTGAGTCAACCACGGCCCTGATGCCAGTACCCAGTGCCGTCCATGCAGGTTTGATAACCCCGTTCCACACCGTGGAAAATGCGTCACCGACCACTCGTACAGCGGCTTTTAGCGCTTCAAATGCTGGTTTCACAATGCTGTCGATAACAAACCGGATACCAGCGGCAAACGCATCCCACACGGGTTTAATGAGGCTATTCCACGCGAAGGAAAAAGCGTTTCCTAAAGCACTAAGTGCGATCTTGATGCCTTCAAACGCTGGCTTGACGATCGTATCAACCACGAACCTAATACCAGCACCAAGTGCGTCCCAGGCGGGTTTAATAAAAGTCGTCCAGGCGAAGGTTATAGCCGCACCAATCGCATTAACCGCAGCCTTCATACCTTCGAAGGCAGGTTTAATGATCGTGTCGATAGTCCAGCGGATACCCAGACCAACGGCATCCCACGCAGGCTTAATCAGCGTTGTCCACACGAGGGAGAACCAGGTACCCATGTTCTGCAAGCTGAACTTGATTGCCTCCCAAGCAGGAAGAATCATCGTGTCAATAACAAACCGGATACCAGCGCCGAATGCGTCCCAGGCGGGGGTTAAAAACACCCCCCCCCCCCCCCACTTGGAACAACGACCCTAAAAGCTGCAACTGGCCGCCAATCCAGCTGAACACTGGCTGCAGGATACTGCCCCACACGAAGCTAATCGTTGCACTAAGCGCATTCCACCCCAGAATGAACGGCGTAGCAAAAACAGTGAAAACAATGCCACCAAGAGTCTGCAGAACAGTGGAAATACCATCGAAAATGGGTTTCAGCACACCAGTCCATACACCTGACAAAAACGTGCCGGCAGCAGTCCAAGCGGACTGAATACCTGCCCATAGGTTGCGCATTGCGTCACCAACAGTGGCAACTGCGTTGACAATCACCTGGGCTTTATCCTCCCCAAACAAGGAAGATAAAGCTCCGTAACCGTCGTCACCACCTTTAAAGGCAGTAAACAGCTCACCTACCGCAGTTTTGACAACATTGAATTTCTCAACGACCCAATCAACACCGATCTTGATGCCATCAACGAATTTTTGCCAAATGCTCTGCCCCAACTCGGTCTTCGTGAAAAACCACGTCAGAGCAGCAGCAGCCAGCGTAAACGCAGCAACCCAAGGATTTACAAACCGCACAACGGTACCCAAGATACGCACCAGCGGCGTGACGAATTTGCCTACCGTGGCCAGCACTTTAGTGAACCTACCAACGCCTTTACCTAGCGAAGCGATAACAGGATTTGCCGAACGGGCACCACCCATAATATTCACCAAGCCTGAGGCAATACCGCCACCTTTAAACGCTGTGCTGACGAATTTCACCGCACCGCTGAGGTTCTTCAGCACCGTCACGGTGGTACCAATAGGCCCTGCAACCGCCCCGATAGCTTTCATACCAAGGAAACTGACCACCATAGCCTGAACCAGACCAGGGTTTTCTTTCGCTATAGCAGCGACTTTCTCCAACACAGGCACAAGTACGTTTTCTATAACAGGTGCGACCGCATTGAGCACCGCCACCAGCGCTGACCACACTGCGGGGCTAATGGATGATGCCACGGACAAGAAGGACGTAGCTAGATTTGTAATAGCTGGCCATAGTGACGACACATTCCCAGTCAGTGATGAGAAAACGCTACCCAGCTTGTCCCACACCGCAGGATCGACCGCGATCGTGGCAATTTTGACAGCAACGTCACCTAGTTTCTGTCCAAACGTCTCGATAAAAGGCGCTGAACCGGCAATCTTCGCCCCGATCGTTTCAAACGCAGGGGCAAGAATCTTCCCCACCTGTTCAGCAGCAGGCTTCAATGACTCGGTAAGCCCATCAACAGCAGTGGTTATACCAGTCAAAAGCTTAGGAGTAGCAGAAAACACTGGGCCAAGGACAGTTGCACCTACCCTGCCCATAGCTGAACCAAGGTTAGCTAACGCCCCTTGGACAGTGTTGCCCATCTCCAACGCCGCACCACCGACACCAGAACGCATAGCACGCTCAAAAGTGGCAAAATCAATCTGGCCTTTAGAGACCATATCGGAAACTTCAGCGGATGTCTTCCCCGTCTCTTTCGCCAACAACTGCAGCACAGGAATACCAGATTCCATTAACTGCAACATGTCATCACCCTGCAGCTTGCCGCGGGCAGCTACTGAACCGAAGATCACGCCAACATCCTGCATATCGCGGCCGGCGATAGCAGCTGTATCACCAACTGTTTTTAGAACCTGTTCTAGTTCTTGGCCTGGTTTAATACCAGCGGCCACCATGCCTGCAGCGGTTGATGCGGCTTCGCCTAACCCATGCGCAGTACCCTTCACTGCCGCCATCGCATTATCCATCACGCCGCTGACAGTCTCGGCGCTATTACCCAGACCCTTCAGTTTAGCCTCGGCGTTTTCAATCGCCGTCAACCGACCAAAACCCTTGGTCATAGCGGTACCTACCGCACCAATCGCAGCAACACTAGCGGTAGCGAATCCAGCAGTAAACGTCTTTTTAACCGCCCCACCAAGCTTAGAACCAATGGCCCCACCGGATTTCTCTACATCCGGCATCGTCGAAGAAAACGCTTTTTTAATCTCCGGCGCGATCTTTGATGTATCTGGCAGGATACTGATCCATGCGTTAGCAATCTCAGCCACTGGTGCTACCCCCTTAAACTACTTTTTACGTGCAGCGCGTACCACCCGCCCCACGGTTGATGTCGAGCACCCAACGCGGTCGGCGATTTCGCGATAAGTCATCTCACCGGTGTTGTGAAAATCAAGGATTCGTTCATCACGTGATGGTTCAGGTTCATCCCACCCCAGCCACGTGTTTAGCTCATCAAGAGGGGTGGCTACACCCACGAAACACCCCGATTCATCAGGGTTAAACGGGTCTCCCATGGGAGTATCATCGGCTTTTTCCGGTTTATCTTCACCGTTATGCTTACCGCCTGGTCGTGGGTATGGCTTTGGCCGTGGGGCTTTTTGATCCCCGCCGAGCTGCCACGTTATTACACTTGCAACGTCGATCAGTTCAGCTAACAGGTAATCTGTTTCACCCCACTCTGCAATGTCACCGTTGATATGGCGTGACAATGCCGATGTTCGGGGTGATTGCCGGATGATGGTTTTAATATCGCCCCAGTCCAGCCTGTCTGTGCCGTCGCATACCCACCTCAGGCGCAGCCCTAGAGCAATCAGGTCGTACTCTAGAGCCTCACGGAAATCATCATCTTCACATGCCTCTACGAGGCCGAAGATTCCCCCGTGGCCACCTTGCCGTTGCTGTTCCAGCCTTCGAAGAAGTCACCGAGGTCATCGGCGAAAAGGTCGAGAACTTTCTCAAAGTTTTCCTCATCAGCTACCTTTTCCAGCATCGCCCAGCCACGATCCTCGACGTCTTCAATTTTCTTCAGCTCGCGTAAGTCCCTAGCACGTAGAGATTTGCCCGGCCAAGGGACAGTGATTTTTACGCCTTCAGAGGATGTGTAGTGGTATTTTTCCATAGCCATGTTTCTGTGCTTCTTTCGTTAAAGTAAAAGTTTTTTACAGTTGACAGGGCACCACGTGATGATCATCGTTGGTGCCCTGTGTTTTTGCCTCGCGGCGCACCGACTAGACCGCCTAGTTAGTCGGCATCTTCAGTGTCTCCACCACCTGGGACACCGCCTGGGCTCGGACTAACACCCCCACCAGGGCTAACACCCCCACCAGGGCTAGCAGCCCCACCAGGGCTAGCAGCCCCACCAGCGTCAGCAGCGCCACCAGGACTAGCAACCGCTGCGTCTTCTGCAGGGGAAATAAACGAGTACAGCTTATTGCTGTCAATATCACTAAAGCACTCGATTTCCACCTCGTACTTAATGACGTCGTTACGGACATACACCACATCACTGACGTTGGTGACCTGAGCATCAGGAGCGAAAACACGAATCTTACGCCCAGCCTGGCTCTTGATATGAAAATCCATAGAGCGGTGCGGGAGATCATCCGCGTTGTCAACAACGGTGATACTTCCATCACCACCGACGGTGACATTATTCTCACCAGCAATCATCTTCAGCACTTCAGCATTAGCGCCCTCCAAGAAGACCAGCTTCAACATGACAGAATGCTCCGAGGTCAAAACAATGACCGTGTCACCATTCCAGTCTTTGATCTTCTCGGTCTCACGATCAACCGTTTTAGTAATACCATCGTTACCGATATACCCAGCCGCAATTGCTGCCAGCTCAGCAGCAAGTTCATCTTTCACATTCTTGGGAATGTGCTCAGCTTTCTCGGCAACCTTACCGAGGGTAATACCACCCGATGCACTCACATCAGGAGCACCGGTGATAACATTTTTGCGATTACGCAGATCAGGCATTATTTTTCTCCAATCACGAAAATTACTTGACTGCTTGAAATGAAAAAGCAGGCCCCTTTTTAAAAGGCCTGCATATAAAGCGTTCCACTGAACTGCCAACGATGATCCGGTATATCCGGGTCAGGGAACTCATACGGCCCTGTATCAACATCCCAGCCGAACGCATATGAATGAAGCACACTAATATCTAGCAATGCTTCGTGTAAATCATGGGCAGTCTCAATGACCTGCTCAAGATCAACACCATAGACCTGGACAATGATCCGCACTTGATCCTGCAACGGGTTGATCCTACGAGGCGCCCCAGAATCAACCCGCACAAACAATTCAGGGCGTTTCATAGGGACTTTCGACACCACAGGAACATCAACCAGCCCCCGGCATACCTGCTGTACTAATTCAATCCCAGTCAGCATCACAACGCCTTCAACAACGTATTGTGCTTGGCGTTATCCACCCTGGCTTTGTAATTATCAGTAAACACAATGCCACGGAAACGAGTCTTGGTTTTCTTGGTGGAATATCCATACTTGGCTGAACTCGAAGAAGACTGGTTAGCACGATCAGTAATCTTCTCGCACTCATCAGTAACCAAGTCCTGCACCCAAGCGCTACGACGGATTTCTTTAAAACCCTTCAGCTTCCACTTGAACCGCACAGGCTTAGCCATAGTCATTTACCAGTTCAAACGCTGCCCAGTGATGCTTAGCGAAACCACCCATCGCCTCATCAGCCTCTGGGGTTTTATACACAACTAAACACCCATCTTCAATGGACACCGTGACCGTTCCCGGAAACTCCACAGGAGTCTCATTGTCTGGAACATGAACAATTACCATAACTATCCCTCTACTTTCTTACAGTGCACCACGACCAACCCCGGCGCGAACCATGGGTTGTTGTCGTAGTCTTCTGGGTTTCCTTCCACTTCCCAGATCGTTTCATCTGGGAGTTTGATCTTTTCAGATGGGGCTGGTGCTGTTTTATGCGGCATGTACACCGTCAACTGGTCATAGGTACGAAGCACACTAGCTTGGTCACCTTCGGAAGTTTGATTAACTGCCCAGCCAAACACCTTTACCCGCACCCAATGATCTAGGCTGGGCTGCTTGTTACCGAAACGATCAACCACTGGTTGGCCTGCTCGATGCACTTCTACCCACTCATTTAATGGATAGTCGCCGTTGACTGGCATGTTGTCACCACCCTAGAGCTTCTAGTGTGACCATGCCTCGGCTACCACCAGTCTCTTCATACAAAGCTGATTCCAGCATGTCTTTTTCCTGGGAGGTTAGATATAGGTTTCCTTCTGGGTTACGGAAGGATTGCGACTGTGAAAACACACCAGCGGTCATCGACTGCGATTCCACATGCTCACTACCATCTGCAAGGAGGGAGCGCTTCACCATTGCGCAAACGATCATTCGAAGCACTCCGCTGAGCCGCTCTGACGGGCGGTCAGGAATCTTCGGATACATCGCTTGTAACCAAATCGAGGCATCGTTAATACGAGCGTTTAGCAACTCATCCGATGCAGGAGCCATCTCCCACCGCAAGCGCACATCGTTAACTGTGGCGTACTGCATGACTCTACTTATTTAGCCCGCTGAGCATAACCACAGAGAATGGGTCAGTAACACCAAACGCCATGGTCGCCCAAGTGTAGAACCGAGTTAGTTGTCGGGATTTAATGTATTCATTGTCAGTGGAAATGGGGTCTTCAACACCCATAACTCCCACCGCGCTACGCTGCATAAGCAAGCCCTCACCAGCAGCCAATGATGCCGAATTGGTGGTCAATAAGGTCAAGCCGAGAGTACCTAGAACTTCACCCCAGTTCTTGATCCCCAGGACCGTGCGGAGATTCTTAGCATCACGTTCCTTAAGGACAAGCGTGTCAGGAATATAGCCCAAGTCTGTCTCAGCAATCTTGAGTTTTGCTTCTTCGAGATCGTCAATGAGCTTCCCTTCACCAGTAAAAGCGGTTTTGGCAGATGCTTGTACTTTGCCCGCTGCAGCCCAACCATCAGACTCTAACTTCAGCGATCCATCAATAGACGCAAGTACACTCTTGATTACCGCGAATGCCCTAGCATCAATATCTTTCGCCATGGTGTTAGCTACACGCTGAGCACCCCGCTGCAACAAAATAGGATCATTGCGCTTCTCTGCTTCCCGCGTCAAGTCATAGTAACCACCAGTTTTAACCACAGGGTCTACCATCGGTTTACCCTGTGCCGTAGAAAATGCTGGGAACTCGGCACCTGGCGCGATCACGCCCGGTTTTTCCGCAGCGGTAGCGATATTGACCTCTAGTCGGTCATACATAATCGCACCACCATTAGCCGTAGTACTGGTGAACAGGAACTGAGACACCAAATTCGCCTGTACCAGCTGGGAAACATAGTTCGATAACCGTGTTGGTTCCTTGACGTACATTGACGTGGTGATTGTGCCCTGCTCATTAACCGCCGCAGGACTCAGCGGGAAAGTAAAATCAGTCATGATTCTTCTCCTTACTTCAGCGCTACGATAACCCGTGAGTTCGCGGCCTTTGATACGGCTACAGCAACAACAACCGCGCTATCTGCCGCTTTAACTGCCTTACCACTTGCACCCACAGCAATCGGGTCACCGGCGTTAATCGCCCCGGTGGCTTCGACTTCGACGATGTGTCCAGCACGATATACCATGACATACCCGCCCCGTGAAGTGTCTTGCGCAGGCACCCCGAATGCGTGCGCTCCTGCAACCGCAGGCTTGACCACCGGATTGCGCCCATCAATATCTGCCGCGATCTCAACAAATACCCCAGCTTTGACATCCGCATGTGCCTTCACAGTCGGATTTTGAGCTGGGCTGTAATGAACAACTGTTGACATGCCCATACCTTCCAATCAGAAAACTTTTAATGATCCTTCTTCGTAAACGGGCCTGTGACAGGCCACGAAGAAGGCACTGAAAAATCTGGTTTCACCGGCACATCAGAAGCACCTGGCTTCAAATCTTCAACCGGATATTCCGACGGCGGAGCAGACTTCTTAGCCGCCTGCTCCTGCAACTGCCCCAGCCGCTTAGCATTAGCCTCAAACCGCTCAGGATCCGAACCAAGCAAATCGGCATTATCTTCCGAAATGCCATACTTTGCCAACGCTTGTGACCTTGCAAGCTCAACTTGGAACTGCCTTGCCTTAGCACGCTCAGCCTCCAGGGCTTCCTGCGCACGCTGCAACTCGGTCTTTTCCGCCTCCTGAATCTTGCGGAATGCTTCAGCATCATCCCGATACTCATTACGCTCAGTACGATACTTAGCATTCTCCCTTCGTAGCTTTTCTATCTCTTGCTCATAAGACTCCGTCGAACGCGGGTTGACGTCACCGGCCTCCTGGGACTGCGACGTAGCTTCCACTTCCACCTGATTAGTGGTCTCGGTGGCGGTAGCTTCTTCTGCCATTATTAACCTCCTGGGTTATCACAACTTGGGCATAAAAAATCCCCACCACCAAAAACCAATCAGTGTGGGGTTCGTAGCATGGTGGGGACTCGCACCCCACAAAAGTGACTACTTCATGCTTAACGCACTATAAAAACACGCTCAGAGTTTCCCGACAAAAAATCTTGAACGATCTCTTGTAGGTTTGCCGAATTCTTGCGTTCTACTTTTGCGTCCTTCTTATACACCCTGTAGCAAGGGGTTCCTTCAATTGCGTCATCGTGTGGCTCGACAATGAAAGAGTCAGCGTTTTCCAAACCTGAGTCATTCAACGGAAAATTAGGATAAAGAGATTTCACACGCTCAACGGCTTGTGCATAGGTTTTAACCTTCATTATTTTTCATCCTGGACTAAACGAGCAACATCTTCAGACGGTTTAAACCCAAAAAGGTTAACCCATCTAATAGAGCCAGCAACAGCATTGTCTAAACCATATTCTACATCAGATTTTGGAGATTGCGGATCAACAAGGTAAACCTTTCCGTCTACTTTCAACCAAGCTGCAACATGTGGATAAGCAACCTTATACCTAATGAAGCCAAAAGCCCCATCCTTCAAATCGCCGAATTGCGGAGCAATTTCACCCCAACGAAGTGCTCCATCACTTCCGTGGCTATCTACCCAGTTTGGCGATGCACCCTTAGCATTTCGCCAATATCGCGTTGATTCTTCGGCCGAAACACCAGGCTGTCCCGGGGCAGCAGCTACATCGTAGCCTATTCGGCGCAATGCCCAAGCATTGACACAACGAACACAGTTATCCATATCACCAGTAGGGTTAGCACCTGATACAGCTGACTTAATAGTCCGTTTAGATCCTTTCCTAGACAACGTTCCAAGCTTCGGCGGTGCTGATCCTCTCTCATTATTAGCCGTTACCGCACCAACCTGCATGATCGAATTATCAGCAGCAAGATTCTCTTTGAACTGCTTTAACGTAGCTTGCGAATCACCATCATTGGTTTGCCCATCGGCACGCATCCACTCCGCTTCCAACCGCTTATACTGCTCTTCGCCTTCCCACGGCTGCCCCTGAAAAACCAAGACAGCAACACAATCACAATGATCGTGATACGCCCGCCCATCTCGTTTCCGTACAGCTGTATCTTCCGAATAAACCGGACCACGAGAAGCCAACATAGCGCAGAACGCACAATTTTCCTTACCAGTAAGAACCCGGGCATACCCCATCCTCACCGGCTTTTTCGTTACCTTATCTCTGGCATACCCATACTGCGCAGTATTAGCCACAAGATTACGAGCACCAGCCCTAGCATGACGCCCTAACGACGCAGTCACACGCTTACCAACAACCGCAACAAGCTGAGCATCGTTCGGATCACCACTCACTGGAGAAATACGGCGACGCACTACCTCCTGAGTATCAGGATCTAATATTTCAACAAGAGCGGTATTCAACGACTTCACTGGTGATAGCCCAACCGCATCAGCGATTACCTTATACACTGCCTCCATTGGGTAAGCATCTTGGCGCGCAGGTTTAATCTCCACACCAACCGCATGAGCATCCCGCCCCAATTCCTTCAACCGCTGTTCATAAAGCCTATCCCGGAACACTCTCACTTGGGGGTAAATCTCACGCGCCATCTCCCACAAACTTTCTACTGTCTGTGGGACACCATGGGCACCCAAATAAGCACCAACAAGACTAGCAAGCTTCACGTCCACTTGACGAGAGGCAGTAACCACATCTGCAATAGACACGAAAACCACCCCCTGCTATCACCAGCATCTACCCATCTGGCGGACGCAAACTCACCGGCTTATCACCTGTGAACTTAAGCCCCTTCAAACCAAGCTTGTCAGCCGCAGATTCGGAATCAACACCAGCACGAATCGCTTTACCCAAAGCATCAAAACGTTGACTTATAGTTCCGCTATCAGAATCAATGGCGCTGTTCACACCTGCTGCATCGCCGTTAGTTGGGGGGGGAATCATCGCTAATGATCCCTGGATCACCATCATTATTGCTCTGGCGAGCACTACGAGCGCGCTCAACCCGCTCCCTTGTCCATCCAGGAATGTCCGACCACAGCTCCTCTGCCGGAATCCCCAGCATTGTCGCAAGCTTGCCAAGCCCGTCGATGGTCTGGGCAAACGACCTCGCCGAGGTCTCTTCCCACTTAACTTCAGAATCAAAGTCTGAAGCTCCTGCCTCATCACCAACCGTATGAGAACACAACCGCAACAGCTGTTCATGCGACTCACTAAAGGAGGTTTGAATCTCCGACGCCTGACGATCCTTCGACGTTTCTAACGCTGCCAACCCATCGGCGGAAATATTGCTAATCGCATTCGCACCCAATGATTGCGCAGGCACCTGCGCCAACGCCGCGAAATCCCTTACTGATGCCTGCCTAGACGAAATATACCGCTCTAAATCGGTCTCATCATACTGCCCAACCTTGACATCAGTATCCTTGAAAAACTGCGTATCAGCAACTGACTGTTTAAACGCCTCCGCTTCGCTATCTGGCATCCAACCAGTCACATAACGCTGCTTAAAAGCCGCAAAATACTGAGCAACCCCCTGCTCATAATTCGTACAATTAATACGATCTTGCAGACCTAAAAGATGCTCAACTATCCCACGGCGCTCCTCCCCATCCGCCAACATACGATCCTGATAGCGGACAATAGGCACCACACCCATATCGTGTGGGTACGCCTCAATAAACGGCAGATTGACAGGAGAATAATACGCCTTATCGAGCCACCCCTCAACGGACAAAGGCTGATGCTCAACACCGAAATAGTAAACAAACTCCTCATCAAAAAGACGTAGGTGCCTGCGCCCTACCTCCAACGCCAACATCGGATATTCATCCGAAGTTGGGATTCCAGGAACCCCAAAGCTATCGGCATAGTAGGTCACCATCTTCCGCGGAGAATGAACCCCGATACGCACCGCGCCAGCTGCAGCTGGCATAACCGACGCATACGCAGTCCCATACGTCAAAGCAGCGCGATGCAACCCAGTTTGTCTCGCAGACATCTTATTCCGCTGCCACCACTGCCAAGAATCAGCCCTAACGCCAGCAGAGCTATAAAACCCATCAACTTTCAATGACTGCGAATATGTATCGACAACTAAAGCAACAAACGGAGCGGCACTCATTCTGGCTAATTCCTCATGACGCTTCCTGTTCTTTGATGTCAGCGTTATACCCACACGTCGCACCGCAGTCTCGGTATCCCAGGGGATCATGTACTCGTGAATATTATCAAAAATACGACGCTCTGCTACATGAGTATCCAGTAACGCCCTCACAGCTTCCTGCGCTTTTGTTGCATTGAGCATACACACCCCCTAAGGACCAAATAATTAAATGAACATTGCTTGTCCGGTTCTCTGCCGCTTCGCATTCTTAATACCTTGCTCTTTAACAAGCCGCCACAGCATCCTGGCGCCGACCATACAAACGGCTCCATCAATCTTTTTTGATGACGAACGAGACTCCTTACGAATAGTCACCCCGTACCGACCTTCAAACCGGACAGCATTATAGACATGCTCGGTTAACAACGGGTGCCCATCATGAGTAAAAGAATGCTGAAGAATCTCAGCAGCGGTCAATTCAACTGCAGCCGTGAACTGGAAATCTTTGCCACGCATATCCCATGCAATCGGCTCTGGATGCCGAGAAGACTGCGGAACCGCCCACACCTGTAGATGATCCCGGTACACCTCCGGCCAAGAAACCTTCACAAACGATTCCCACTCCCGAACATCACCGAAAAACGCTACAACATTCCACCGTTCCCGAGCCGCAAGCACCGTCGCATCCACAGCAGCAACATCAACCATGGGTTTGTCATCTTCATGGTCAGTGTGCGGCTCCCACACACCAATCGTAAAAACATGCCCATCAGACATACGACACCCAATCAGTGCTGTAGTATCCCGCGATAATGAGCCGTCAAAAAACATAACGATGTCCTCACCTGGCTCCACCTGAATATCCCGGCGCGCCATCTGCGCCCAGTCCTGCGGGTCAACCCACGCATTAGATGCAGCTGTTGGCCAATTCAAGTATTTACGTTTTGAAGCATCTGGCTCGGCTGAGCGTGTCCAAATACGAGTAATAATTGCTTCCAAGTCAGCCCATGGACAATCGGCATACACCCACTCCAAAGCTGACCGCAGCGAATCATAATCAGCAAGGTCAGTATCGAAAGGTGCTTGCCTGGCGTCATAAAGGATTTTTGAGTCGTTTTTTGATCGCCCTGTTTCCTGAAGCACCCAGTCGTCAAATGTCGCCTCACCCGCCGAATTAACTCCTGGTTTCCATGCATTCAATGTCTCTAGCATCCGAGAACCCGACTTTGAGAGATTATCCAGCAATGTTTCGTGCAACTCTCTGCCACCATTTGCTGGCGTCCAGTGTTCCAACTCGTCGCCCACAACAAACGTTGCTTCCGCGCCTTCGGCTGTGGCAGCTGACGACGTGATGACTTCCAGCTTGCCTTCCGGCTGCACGAAAATCTGCGTTTTCCCGACGTCCAAGGAATAATCCCGATGCAACAACGGCGCATTGCTCGGCGCAGCCATGGCCCGCACCATTCTCATCGTATTTTCAGTCTGCTTCTCTGAGACTGCCGCAATCTGTACCCACGGCATCGATACACGCCTACCAACGCACCCGCCTGGCACAGACGGATCAAAGTGAGAAAACCTGACGGGAGCCAACAACTCAACCAACGCCATCACCGCGGCAAAAGGAGATTTCCCAGATCCTTTTGCTAACCGACGTGAAGCATGGTGAAACAGCCAGCGCCCCTGCGTATCAACTGCATAAAACCACAGAACAAATCGAGCCTGCTCACGAGTAAACTGCCATCGTTTCCCAACCCTAATTCCATTTGGGTGCTGAAGATATTTAGCAGCCCACGCCAACGCTTCATACCCCAGCGTCAGCTCAGGGAGTCCGTGAGGCAGCGTTTCCAATCGCTCCTGTGGGGCAACCACAACCCACCACCTCACAATCAACGTCATGAAAACATGTCACGATAATGTTCCATCACCGATACAACACCATCATTTGATGAACCAGTCTCAGCACTTTGTAGCTCTATTCGCAAACGTCGACGTTCACCTTCAGTAGTTAACAGCGATGCAGCCATCCGATTAAATTCACCTAATAACGCAGCCTTTACCGGCTTGTTAGATTTCAAGGCTTCCGACATCAGATGAGCCATAAGCCGTGCTGTCTGCCAATCCGATGGCTCATAAAAAATAGCCTGCCCGGACTCTTTTAATGATCTAAACCAATCCTTCATTAACGGATGCCAACTCGGTGATACACGCGGTGGCTTCACATTACTACTCGCAGGAACCTTCGTTAACGCAGGGCCATCTGGCTTATTCCTTCGGCGTCGTTGTTCACTACGTTTCGGTACAGGACCCGGCATAAGACCTCCTTAGCATTACCTAAAAATAGCTTGTAGAAGCACTGATATAGTCAGCAACCAAGCAGGAAAAACAACCACTGACCAGCAAAAAATCTCTAACCCGTACAATATCTTTCACGCTATGCCCTCCGCGGGTCTTGGCGGGCTGCAAGGGGGATACCCCCACCCTCTTTCTATAGCACCTCTCCTGGATGAGGCCGTTGTGGTAGCCGCAACCTAGCTTTTTTCATTGCACGAGCATGAGATGCTTCGCGCTGCGTCTTATGCCCATGACATGCTTTGCAGAGCAACTGCAGGTTTGAATCAGTACCATAGTGAGCCCCACGGGTGTTATCAATATGATCCACCTCAGTCCCAACACGCCCACATATTTGGCAACGGTTACAATCTCGTTTCAACACACGCTTCCGCTGGGCAGCGGTGGTGTGTGACAGGTTGCCATTCTTCCACGCCATGTTTTATGCAGCATCCTTGTACCCACGGGCAATCGCTGCATTACCCCACATCATCACTTCCTCTAATGCGGTGAACGCCAAAGCTTTCTCACGGCATTCAGGTAACCAGTTAAGCACCTCAGCGAAATTCTTACATTCAGATCCGAACCGAACCCGATCAGCTCGTACATCGTCTGGTAAAACGCTGTAGTCAAACCGCCTATCAATCTCATGCTGCTGCATTACTATCCTCCATATTGAACTTGACGAGTAGTCATACCTGCGCAGCAAGGTGTCGATAACGCAGAGTAGAAAAGAACAAAACCACCCCCACTGCACCAAGCTTGACCCTCATAGCTACAGGCTTAACACAGGTACGACAAAACCCCCGGCTTGATGCCCAGGGGTTACGAGCGTTAGCTTACACTACCGCCCGTTGCATTGTCGACTGCCAACGCTGCACCGATCGATCACGTCAGCCAACGACACCAGCAAACCGCCACCATCAGTAGCCATAACCCGGATAGCCTTACGCTTAGCCCACCTATAGACCGTTGATTGATCCACAGGCCGCCCCATATTTTTCATCCATGACGCTGCTACACGACACGACACAAACTCCGGTGGATCACCACAAACATCATCTTCACCCGAATCACTAACCACGCCCGCCACCAGTTGAGCCTGGGCGATAATCTCTTGGGCTGCCAGCTCACCCCACGGTGCATCATCAATGCTGCCCAGGTGCGACTGTAGCCACCGCGCACCATCAACAATGCTCCGCGAAGCCGGTGCATCTCCCGCATCATGAGGAACCTGCATCGCCCAAAATGCCAACGTGTTTTCCGTTTCCAGCTTCAAATCCAACATGGCTAAATTCACCGGCGGTGTCGACCCACGCCGCGAAGACGGCTTACCCACATTCTCCCCCGAACCCCCCTGCGTAGGGAACAAGAGATCATTAAGGCTATTCCCTTCACGTTCCAGAAGGTACAACGCTTTCCCTAGTTGATGAAGTAGTAGATCATTCATAACATAAATCCTTTTCTCTTAAGGTGCTATATAAAAGGCTTTCCCGTCCCGACCCGACCCGTCCCGACCCGGTGATCTGAGAAAGTCCACCCCCCTTTCCCGGGAAAGGTTTTTAAGGTGTATCACAGGTAAAACCTGTACTCAGATATGCCAAAGCGAGCAGCGTCAAAAATGACGACACGAAGTAGAGAAGCGACACTGAACGTCACCTGACGTAGCGCTAAAAGACTCAACACATACTCACTACTGTGTTAAGTCAACTACTTTGGGCAGGCTCGTTGCTGGCTACTTCCTTCCTTTGCGACGCCGACGGCGCTTACGTGCTTGTTGATCCGCCCCGTGTACAGCACCAGACACATGCACGTCTGCGTCTGTTTGGTTGTACTGCTTTTCACACTCCGCCTGGCTGGCGGTTGGATTCGAGGGCGTAAAAGGATTCTTGGTTGTGATCTCTCCAACGCCGCATCCCGCATTGCTTTCAAGTTCACTGTCAGCCGTCGCAGCTCTACCCCGGATCGACAGACTCTTGTCCGGTTCCTGGGGGAACTGCTTGCGCTCACGCCCTACCTGGATGGCAGGTGGAGTACTAGCCTGACGGGTGCTGGCCTCTACCCTCCCCGCCTGAAGCGGATTGGGGATTCCTAGCTTGGTAGCGCACCTTTCAGTTATGCGCCGCCACTTGAGCAACTTCATCAAAATGAAATCATCGTAGATCGGAACCTCAGGGGGCTCGAGCAACGGGAGCTCAGTCTCGGCGTCCTCTCCGAGCTCATACCGCAGCTGGTTACAACCACGACAACACACGACGTAGTTCTCTACCGTTGTCTCCTTATCTGGTTCACGGTGGTCAAAAGTCCCACCAATATCTGACTTACGGTCCGCCCAGTTCACCTCGGTACCGCAATAACGGCATTGACTGCCATCTCGCAGGAGGACAGGCACCTGGAGCGTCCCCTTATTCTGGTCGCGTTTACGCTTCGCTTCCATCTTCCTGTCAGTGGTCTTAATAATGTTAAACAACGCATCACGCTCAACAAGCCGATACTTCCGCTCGGAGTCTGTAGAAATATCCTGCAAAGCCCCAATCACTACAAGGTCTTCGAGGATTGCGGTAATATTCGCCATTCCTAACTGCGACACAGCTGCCCCATAGGTAATAACATAATCAGTCCACTGCTCGGCGCTATACGTAACCAACGTAAACAACGCCCCTTTGAGCTCAAGCACCAAACGAGGATCACCCCGTTCCGCTGCAAGCTCATGCGCTTTCACGAACTCTTTTGCAAAATTGGCGGTATCACCCCACCGAACCCACGCCATCAGCTGCCACTCCCCAGGAACTGGGTTGCACGCAATGCACATGCGCCCATGGTTACTACCTCCAAAAACATTACAAACCGAGATCCGAAACAAAAACCCACTCAAAAACCAGCGGCGGCGCCCTCGCCACTACACACATACCCATCACGCCGCCCCCACCCGCCGCCTAGCAGCTCGTGAAATCTGCGGGTAACACCAATCACACAACCCTTCGCCCACGTGACGCCGCTCAGGCCGATTCGGCTGCTTGCAGTACGGAGATACATACTGCGGTAGCATCTGCTCCTGGCACCCCCGGCAGGCTATTTGCCGGGGCTCAGCGCTCCGGTTGCTCGGATGTACCGGCACATCACTGTAACGGCCGGCAACAACCCCACTGATAGCAATCCCTTGCTTCTCATGATCGGCCAGCATTGCCTCACACGCATCCAGCAGCGGGCAAGCCTGGCACAAAACCATGGCCTTTTGGTTACGCTGCCGCATCACATCAACCGTGGTTTCACTGGGCACTTTGGTATCCCACAAAGACGGCCGCGTACGCGTAGCCGCCATACTGCGACGCTGGCACGCCCCAACCACATCACTTTGCCGACGCACCTGCTACACCGCCCCTACTGGATTCGCTAGTGCTTGCCGCACCTGGTTTACGTACTCATCATGAAAATCGCTTGTTCGATGCTCATGAGCACGCTTGTCATCATTTGAGCCTTTAATCGCAGCGAACACCGTCGCCGTTGAGAAACTCACCAGCGTTCGTGCCCGAAAAACCTCAGTAGGGCCCAGCGCTTGAATTATTGGCTTCTCACCCAACGCCGCCGCAACCGCAGCAATCTTCTTGATCTGCGTTACAGTCAGCTCCGCCGGCATCAACGTCTCGCTACTTGCGCTGGACTGAGCATCTGTAACCATTGCCCCAATCTCACCCAGCGCTAGGGGCTCACCCCGGTACGAATGCCGCCTAACCCTAGCCATGCGTATCCCCAAGCCCAATCCTGACTCGTCAGTACGAGTAACCGCACGATCAGAAACCACGATCCCCACTAGTGGATCGTCTTCACCCTCTTCCTGCTTCATTTTCATCGCAGCAATCTCACGCGCAGCGGCACGAGTGATTTCAAAAACCCGGTCATACTCAGTACCCAGATCCACCATCTGAGCCCCCACAATCGACTCAACCATAATGTTCTCGACCCCATCACGGGCACTCACTGTGACGTTTTCTCCCGCGGTTACCGCTATTTGCACTAAATCCCACGGGGCTTTGCTACCCGCCACCGCGATCGCAGCCCGCATAGCAGCCTGGAACTCAAGGCCGTAAACAACCATGCGTGATTGCTTCTCCATCACTTTTTCACCTCCTTCATTTCAACCTCGTCATCATCATTAATGAAGTAACAATCAGGACACAGATCAAGATCACCGATGCTCTCCCACCCACTTTCATAGGCCAGCGTTATGACATCGCCACGATCAGCCATCGCACTGAACTCGCCGTAGTCCGTCTCGATATACCCACAACGATCGCATTTCGCTTGGTAATACGTCACAGGATGCGCACTCATCACAATTCTCCTTCCTCGGGAATTAAAAAGATTTGCCCAGGCACCGGCCGATCCGGGGTTTTCGGCCGTTCTAGCCACTGATAAATTTGCAGCTTCCGCTCATCTGACAACTCCAGCCACCAGTTCTCCACCTCTAGTAGGTCAGTCACAGCGCACCACCCTTGCAGGTAGGCCTAGCGGTACAGGTCTCAAAATGAGACACAAACAGCCGCTCGCCCTGCACCTGGGCGCGCTCCCACTCAACACCGGTAAGGCACCGAGCCTTCCCCATATCGATTTTCCACCGGCCATCCACCGTGGGGACTGGATTCAGTGGCACGTTCTTACCGTTTATGGTTTTCACCCACCGAATCTCAGCTCTGCACCGGCGGCACCACGCACGCTTATTCCCCACCACTCTCACCGTCCATACTGAACAAACTCGGCTTGGACAACTCCGCTTCCAGAGCCTGCATATTGCTCACAGCGGTAGCCCAATACGAAGGCTTCAGCTCGCACCCAATCGCTTTGCGCCCGTGTTTGACAGCCACGTACAGTTCACTGCCGATACCAGCGAACGGGGTCAAGACCGTCTCACCTGGGTTAGACCACAGCTTTATGCAGCGCTCAATAAAACCCAACTGCAGCGGGCAAATATGCCGCTCATCGGCCTCATCTCTGGCGACCTTGACATTCAAAGTGTCTGATTCTTTGATGCCGTACCACACTGGGCATAGCCCACCGTCCTCATCCAGCCAGCCGCCCTCGGAATAGTCCACCCAGATCGGCGACGCCCACTCGATCCAATCATCATTGGTGACCTCGCCCCGGGTAGCCTCATGCGGTATCTTCACTGCATTGTCACCAGGTTTTTTAAACAGCAGCAGGTAATCAGCCAGAGCCGGACGGATCCTAGCGCTATCGCGATTTTTCGACGCAAAAGCCAACTGTTGCGTCCTGGTGCGGATCGACTGGGCTTGCGGGTCTTTCCACACGGTAACTTCACCCCAGAAAATCCAGCCCTCATCCTGGAAAGCCCGAATCACATCACCCCGGAAATCCGTCATCCCAACATACCCATGGGTAGCCTTCGTGGTTGTTAATTGTTGGACGTGGATACACGCAATCCTGCCTGGCTTCGTCACCCGTAGCTGCTCAGCAATGATGAACTTGTAGTGCTCAATAAACTCCACCCGCGAAGACGAATTTCCTAAATCACGGACGCTCGGGCTATAGGTGAACAGCGACGCAAATGGTGGGGAGCAAATACTCAAATCAACCGAATCCGAATCAATCTCCGCCAATCTCTCGCAGGAATCACCCAACATCAAATGCCAGTTCTTCCCATAGGCGTCATCTGTTACGTACTCTGCGGTATTCCTAGCTGTACTCGTACTCATTTGGTTATCTCCTTAAAATCATGTGTCTTACGCATCTGACCCACCAGCCCAGCAGTGATGACCGATGCTTGTTGTTCTTTCCGTTTCACGTTGTCCGCGATCTGGGATTCAATCTCCGCCAAGACGATATGCACCTGGACCACCCGGGTCTGCCCGTAGCGGTAACACCGCCGGATCGACTGGTAGTACTGCTCATACGAATCCCCCAGCCCCACAAAAACCATGCGGGCGCAGTGCTGCCAGTTCATCCCCATCGACGCGATCGACGGCTTAGTAATCAGCACTCGGATCGTCCCATCAGCAAAATCCAACAGCCGCTGTGCCTTTTCCTCCGGCGCTAGCGACCCATGAACATTCACCGCCCCTGGGATCGCAGCAGCCAGCGCATCCGCTTCAGCATTCATTCCGCACCATAACACCCACGACTCGTCAGGCTCGGCGGCCACCAGCTCAGCTGCTTTGGCTACCCGACGTGCTAGTGTTTGCCGCCGCACCTCAGCCCGGCCAGACACTCCACCGATGTCCGTAGCGAAAAGTTGCCCTTCTTGCTGAATCTCCACCTTGACCAGATGCGACTGAAAATCCAACCCGGGAAGAATATAACCATCATCGCTACCACCAATATCCGACGGGCGGCGCAAAGCAATCGCCCACGTGGCCATCCACCGCAACATCGGGGCATGCGCATGCCCCTTTAGGCGCCAGCCATCGGCATCATGTACGAAATACGCAGCCAGCATGTGGTTACGCTGCATATGGCCCAAGAACTCCGCTTGGTTCGTTAATTCCTCAGGGTCATTCGGCGCTGGTGTTGCCGAGCATGCAAGCCTGGCCGGGACACCTGAAAAGTGCTCAATTAACATCGTGCGGGTTTTACCCATTGATTGCTTCAAGATGCTGGACTCATCCAGCACCACAGCATCCAACACACTCGGGTCGATCTGCTCCACCATCTCGTAATTCGTGACATACACCCCAGGTCCCGAAATCTCACCAGCAGAACGAACATACCGAGCATCAATACCAATGGTTTTCGCTTCCCGAATAGTCTGCTGACACACCGCGAGCGGAGCGACCACCAAAGACGTATCGCCTGACAGCCTGGCCCACTCCAACTGCATCCTGGTCTTACCTAACCCAGTGTCAGCCCAAATAGCAGCCCTGCGAATACGCACCGCCCAGGCCACCACATACCGCTGCCACGGATGCAACGACTGATGAATATCCGAATCCACCACTTCAGGGCCATCCTGAGTCGCACTTGCGACCTTGGTGCGTAAAAAATCACCATACGACCGACGCTTAGGCTGAGCCGGAGCTAGAGCTGGCAGATCATCAACTACTTCAAGCGTGATCTTCACCTTCGGATGATACGCAAACTGGTCAAACACCAGCGCCGCAGCATCATCAACCAGATGCACCAACCGACTACCCAGCTCAACCCCAGCAATCGAGGTCTCCACAACCGCAGACTTAGCCATCATTGGTCACCTGAATCCCAGTCAGACATCCACCGATCACACTGCAAATTAATGACTTTCAACTCCAGCGCATCAATCTCACCCTGCAGCCGCTGCACCTGGCGGGCAAGCTGCTTACAAACACCCGACAAACTCACAGTAGTAACCGACAACGCCAGCCCCAGCACTGCGAACAAACCCATCGACAACGACATCACGACAGTTCGCCCCCTTGGTTTAAAACGTCCACAACCGACTCAGCATGTGCCAACGCCCGCGACAAACTCAGCATGGCATCGTCATCCTCACCATTGCTTAACTGCTCAACGGACTTCCTAATCTGCTCACACACCGACCTGGCAGCTGAGCGCAAAGCGACACCAGCCGATCCTGTCAAAATCCCAGGATCAGCAGCTGTATCCTCATACTGAGCTAGCCGGGATTGGTAATCATCACGCTGCGCACACGCATCTTCCAGTGCCAACTGGATCTGCACTTTCTCCGCCGATGCCGTATCGGCAAATTCATTCAACTCATCTTCCTTAGCCTGGTACTCCACCTCCCAGACACGAGCATCCCTGCGGCACTCAGCTAACTGCTGATGCAGCTCATCAACCCGCGTAGCTAACTCCACAACAGCAACTAAAGTCTTCTGGTCTACCATTTCCGTTTTCTCCTCCCAGCAGCACACCCCAGGATGCACTGCAAAAAATTTGTTTTCTTTCTTCACCATCAACCCGCCACCAGACGAGTCATTAAAAACCGATCTGTGTTACACTTCATCTCAAATTCCCTTTTTCCTTGGGAAATTTCGCTCCCTGCGCTTGGCTTACAAAACGCAGGGAGCTTCCTCATTCCGAACCGTCAACCAGCATGGTCAACTGCCTGCGCATCTCATGAAGAACATGCTCCGCGGTATACCCAGCGGCCTGCAGCGCACACGAGTGCTCCACAATCTGCTCAACCCGCTCAACGATTTCCAACCTGTCCATTTTTCTTTACCTCCTTAAATTCCCCGCATGGACTAGCCACCCACGCGATACGTCCCAGCCTCAGCGAACTGCTCAATCTCGGACCGTATGTACAAAACTTTCTTCTTCGATAACCGCACCCGCGACAACCCGTTTTCCCGCGCATACCGCTGCAGCGTTCGCACTGAGACGCACAGATACTCCGCCGCCTCCTGGCCTGACATGTACTTACCCACGACCCGACCTAGCTTCCGCTATGACATCAGTGATGATCTTCTCCAGATCGAATTTCCTCACGTCCTGGAAGTTCGTGTACCCGTAATCCTCTAGACGGCGAATCACCTCATCACCATCAAGAAGATCAACATCCTCGGGAAACATCCTGCGCGCCATATTCCGAGCAACCTTGCGCAACCAAATCTCATCAAGCATCGTGACTACCCTCGTCCCGATACCCGAAAACGCCGCTGACGAACTACCCTTTTGACATGACCGAAAAAACCTTCTTTCTGCACATCGACGCATACAAGTACGAGCTCCCGTACTGGATGTTCCCCTGGATTAACAAAGCCACCACTGATGCAAAACAAGCCGACATGCTTTTGAATCTTCGGGCTCCAAATCTTTCTGATCCCACGCACCAGCTGGACTTGTGGATCAAGCCTGAAAGCCAAATCAACTTTGAGTTCCTGGATCGACTTGACCCCGAAATTCCCGAGCGCCTTACGAGCAATCAACGCCATCAACTCATGGGAATCACTAATACCTACGAACGGCACGGTTACTGGCTTCTTGACCTCAGCAGTGACGATACGGAACCCAGCTTCATTGAATGGGATGACCCCGACTACCGCTGACATGCCCGTACCAATCCGAAGCCTCACAATCCTCTTCACTTTCCCTTTTCCTTCCTTTTTTGCTCCTACACCTTCCCAGTGCAAGAACATTGCTATTTGATTCCCTAAAAATGGGGTTTTCTTTAGCCCACCTAGATACCGATCGACCACTGATCTGAACTGAGAACCCACATAACTTGAAAACAAAACCCAACTTCATGGAGGCAACAGAAATGTCAGGCATGTCACTTCGAAACGGCACTTGGTCATCACAGTCATTTCAATCCGATCTCGCGGACATCCAACGGCTAGCGCGCAAAATTGAAAAAGGTGATGGAGACCCCCTTCGCCACGCAAAGAAAATCCGATCTCTCGCCGCTGGCATCGCCCGTGACCTACCTACTGAGCTCGGTTAACACTGAGCAAAACTCATGCATCATTTCCAGATCCATCTCCAGAGCGTTCACTTCCTCAGGGAAGAACACCGAAACGAACTCCCGGTCATTCCGACAGTGACGAATCACTGTCATCCCATGAAACCTTGCTGAAGTATCCTTCTTGATTTCCATCTGTCAAGCTCCTTAACTCTCCTACGCTTTTCCCAGCGCAGGGACGAACTATCTTCTACTTACAAAAACTGCTTACGGACTGCTAAAACCTGCTTGAATTACTGCTATGGACCTCACCACCCTCAGTATTATCGGTGCCATTACTGGTCTGATTGGCGCAATCTGCGGCATCATCGGCCTGTTCATCGCGATACGCGCTAACAGCATCGGTAAGAGCGCAAACGCTATATCGAAGCAAGCCCTCACCACGGCCGAGGAATCTAACAGCATCGCAACTAAGGCAAACCAACTGGCTGAGGATGCGAACACGATCAGCCAACGAGCGCTCAACATCAGCAGCGAAAATTTTGACTACCGCTTCACTTTCAACATCAATGACGAAGGAACTGCCATTATCAAAAACGCCAGTCCCTACGAAGCACTGGACGTTACCGTCATCATCAATCCCAATACCTCGACCGAAACTAGAGGTTTCTTTAATCGAATAGCCCCTAGCAGCGATGTCACGCTCAACGCTCAACGCTTGTTCCAGCAACATATCGAACGCGCCAGACAACAACCCAAGACGAGCGTCGCTTACTTCGACAGCCCCATCTACGACGGGCTGCAACCCGTCGAGACAAACGTCATCGCGATCATCCAATTCAAAACCCCTGGCGGCCGCGCAGACGGCAGCGTCCTGGAGTACTGCCTTCGCCACCGCCAAGACAACGCGGGGAACATCATACGAACCAGCAACCGATGATCCGCAATACCTGCACATGTAGGTATCCAAGCCCCTAATAGTTTCCGTTTCCATATTTCCTCTATCAACCATCTGGGAAATAATCACTCCCAGGACCCTGGGGAGGATTTCATACTCAATATGAATCCCCTCCGGGGCACCCTCAACATCAAGATTGATACCGCCAGCAGTCGCCTCTATACGAAGCTTTTCAACCTTTTGAACAGCCACTTCCCTCATCTCCTAAAAAATTTTTGATAGTTCTTTCTTTTTGCTTTTCGGTGCCGCCACGGGCTGCACAACCATCTGGCCGATCGTGCGTTAAATGCCCTGGGTACGGCGACCGATACTTGATAGAATCAAGTACATGACGAACCCTGCAGAACTGCTTTTAAACCTTTTTCATTCTTGGAATAGCACGACAAGTTATTCACCTCAGACTGTCCGAAATGATGAAAATCTCATTAACCATTTCCTTGCGGTGAAGTACCTAAATGAAATCGATGCCGCGCTTACTCGATGCGAAAAGCTCGGTAAGAGCACCCGTATTGCACGTAAGTACTTCCCCGAATGGAAACGCATTGTGTTTAATTACCCTCGGGACTGGCAAAACGCGCACCACTCCTCTATCAATGAAGTGCACCTCGAACATCTAGAGACCACCATCACACTGATCGACGATGTTTGCCCACCCATCCCAGAAGATGCCTTAGCTCAGCTCACCAACTTCCTAGATACTGTTGATAACCTCCTCAGAGAAGATGAAACCCTCCCAGAGAAAATCAAGCTGTCCGTCCGAGTTGTACTTGATGAGCTCAAGACCTGCATCGATAACCTCGCCGTGAGTAGCAGCTTCGAGATTCAAGAAGCGGTCTACCGCTTGCTCGGCGCCCTGGTGTTTGTTCTTGCAAACAGCGGAAAGAACAAACAGTGGGGCGATATCATTAAGAACTTCGCCACCGGCTGGATCACTAACCAGGTTCCAGCACTACCCGTCCAAGAACTTTCCCAATTAATGGGCAGTTAAGAAGTACCCTGTTCGTAGGCTTCCTTGATCGCTTGATCTAGGACTACCCCACTCGGAGTACCTTTCAACACTTCTTCTTTGATTCGCTCCAAGACCTTGAAAATCACGAGGTAATCGCGCATCTCAAGACCATTAGGAATAATCCGGTTATCCATAATTACACCTCCTTTCACATAGAAAGCAGCTGCACGGCTGTCACTACACTATTCAGTTCTCTTCCCCACTCCGCATCAAGAAGGTGCAGAGTATTTCCTTTTTTGCTT